AGACCAGCAAGCAAAGGCTTTGTTGCTTGCTCATGAAGGCGATAAATTTGATTCACGTACACAACGTCATTATGTGTATGAAGATTCAGAAGGCAAACCGACAATAGGTTATGGGCATCTTGTTAGAGATGGAGAAAATTTTTCTGGTGGTATTACTGACGAGCAGGCTTTAGCTTTATTTGACAAAGATTTTCAGATCCATAAAGAAATTTTGTTTGCAGAGTTAGCGTTAAATGAAGGTTCAATGTTTGCTAACAGTAGTTATTCTGAAGCTGGCAATAATTGGCAATACGCTTTTTTACACCCTATTGTTGGACAAAACATTAACTATATTGACGGTGGAGAATTAAGTGTTACTGCTGATGATAATGGCAATACTACGATTAGTGGTTTTGCTAACAGGGAAGAATTGTTAACTGCTGGGCAAGCACGTTATGAGCAAATGCCTGCAAACGTTCAAGCTGCTGTTTTGTCTGTTACGTATAATTATGGGTCAACTGGTCCGCAAACTATTCGTGAAGTCAATAAAGCTATAGATTCTGGAGATTATGTTTCATTAGCAAACCATTATAAAACAACATTAGCTAACGAGAATCAAGGTAAATTACGTAATAGGCGAAATGACGAAGCTAATCTTATTAGTATTGGTAAAAGCGTGCAGGTTAGGCAGAGCGCTGAAATGAAAGGTAGTACTCTTAATAGGCTTAATGTCCCTGATGTGTTTGGTGGGTCGTATGGCTTGGTCGCTCAAGATATGTCAACATTTGAACAAGCTGGGAAAACAACTCCAGTTCAGCGTGGCGCTCAGAAATCAAGTAGCAGCGGACCATTTTTAGGGGTTCCGCTTTCTGCGGATACGTTAGGTGATGCGATTGGCTTAAGCGAACAATACGGTGCGTTTGGTTTCTTTATGTATGACCGTAATGAAAGAGGGGATTTATTTATAGGGGTTGATATTAATGGCAATCCTGTTGCATATAACGATCCTTCAGCTTTAACACAAGTAGACGTTGTTAGTTATATAGAAACAATGACTAATATAGATCCGACAACAGATATAGCAAAAACGACTCAAATTCCGAGTTTGTTGCGTAAAACTCAATGGGGGATGGAAAATAATTCACGTATGCGTGAGTTCGATGTCGAGTATCAAAAGAAGAGTGAGGCAGATCGTTTAGAATTTTTGCAAGCGACTATCGATGAAGTAAGCGATGGCTTTAGAGCGATTGGGTATGATTTAACTGACCAAGAAATTTATGATGTAGCTTATAATTTTCAAAGGTTACATGGTCCTGTCACACAAGCAAATACTGATACGTTGTATAAAACTATTTTTGCTGCGGTTGAAAATAAAGAAATGGTTAATGAGTTAAATGAATTTGAAGGAATGGTAGAGAATACTTTAGTGGATGCTGGTAATTATTATTTAACTATGGATGAAGATGAAGCTAGAGGATATGCAGAGCAGTTGCTTACTGGTGATTTAAGTCAAGCAGAACTTACACAAATATTGCAAGCAAAGGCAGCTATAGCGTATCCGCATCTTGCAGAACAAGCTACAGAGTTAGGGGTAACTCCTAAAACATTGCTTGGCAATACTGAAGTTCGTATTGAAAATTTGTTAGGTAAGAAAGTTGATTTGCGTGATAGTCAATGGAATCCGGTTATAAATTATGTTGATGATTCAGGTAGGCCTAGGTTGATGACTACTTGGGAAGCAGAAAATTATGTGCGATCTACTGAAGATTATTTAGGTAGTAACAAAGGGCAAGAAAAGATATATAGTCTTGTTGATGCTTTAGCTGATTCGTTTGGAAGGGTTTAGATATGGCAAATGGACCGTTTTTAGGAGTTCCTTCGCAAGAAGAAATTGATGCAAACATACAACAAGGAAGTCAATTTGCGCTTGATTCGGTCAGGTCGTTTGATGCGGAAACAGATGAGCCGTATGTAGCGCCAAATCCTTTTATAGATCAAAATACAACAGTACCAGAATATAATGCAGACGAAGCATACGAAATACTTGAATCGTTATTAAATCAATATAATTTACCTTTATCTTTAGTAGATCAAATTAAAGAATGGGTTGCTTTAGATCTTTCAGTTCAGCAGATGACAATTCGGTTACGAGGAACAGATGAATATAAAGATCGGTTTGCTGGTATGGCTCTCCGTAGAGAAAACGGTTTGAATCAAGTTTCAGAAGATAGATACCTTGAATTAGAAAGTAATTACGCTAGTGTTTTAGCTGAATTTGGTTTGCCTAAATCTTTTTATGATTCGCCTGAAGATTTTGCGTCTTTTATAGGCAACGATGTTTCGCCTGAAGAATTTGCTACACGTACAGCGTTAGCAGCGCAAGCAGTATCAGAAATTGACCCTAATTTAGATGAAGAGCTACGGCGGTTGTATCCAGAAATAGACGACGGAGATTTAATATCGTATTTCTTAGACCCTGATAGGGCCGTTACTTTAATGGAATTAAAACTGCAAATGACCGCTGCTGGGTTATCTTCTACAGCTAAAAGCACTTTAGGTGAAGGGTTTAGTACTGGTGTGGCTGAACAGTTAGCTAGGCAACCTGATGTGCAACCAGTTTCAGTGCGTGCTTTAGCATCTAGCGCTGGTTTAACACAGTCTACGTTAAGAAGCGAAGGCGTTTCTGTTGATACGTTAGCTTCTTCTGCTTTTGGTTTAGACGCTGATGACGCTACTTTAGTTAGGCGTATACGTGAAAGAAGGCAACAGACGCAACAGTCTGGAGCTGGTGGTTTGTTGCAACAAACTGGTGCTTCTGGGCTAGGCGCTGCACAAATGGCTTAGGTTGTAGACACAAACCTTAATTCTTTATATATTTATATTTGTGATCTGCCCCATTAAGAGGGTGAGCCGTTCACACACAAAAAAAATTAACTCCGCTAACATGCCACCGTTGTTAGCGTGTACCAGAGGTGAGTGACATAATGGAAAATGAGTCTACAGAAACCGAAGAAGTTTCTAGTACTGAATCCAAACCAAATTGGCGTAGAGAACTTGAAGCGAAAGCTGCGAGGGCTACTGAGCTTGAAGCGCAAGTTGAGCAGATGCAACGTAAAGAAGTGTTCCGTGATGCTGGCTTAGATCCATCTAATAAGATGACTGAGTATTTCATGAAAGGCTACGAAGGCGAGCTATCTGTTCAAGCGATACAAGCTGAGGCTAACGATGCTGGGTTGTCTGCTATGACGACTACAGCTAGTATCGGCAATTTGGCAGAGCAGCAGGCGCAAGCAAATCAGTTTGAAACGGAGCGTAGAATCCAACAAGCTGGCGATGATGCTGGTCCTGTGGCAGACGCTAACCTTATTGAGTTAATTAAACAAACTAAAAACCCTGAGGAATTACGGGCGATTTGGGAAGCTAATGGCGGTACTTGGAACGCAATGGTGTAAGTAGGCTCCAAACTTAATTGGAGAAACTACAATGGCAACTACAGGAACGGGACAAGTAAGTTCCGATACCGCCGCATTTGAACAGTTAGCGTATTTCGCTCTCCGTTCACAACCTATGTTTGAGATGGTATGTGACGTAAAGTCAACTAACCAGTCTCATGCAGGTGCTAGCGTACAATTCAACATTTATAGTGACCTTGCCCAAGCTACATCAGCTCTCACTGAAGCCAGTGACGTAAGTGCTGTTGCGCTTGGTGATTCAACGGTTACTGTAACTCTTGCTGAATATGGTAACGCTGTCACCACAACCGCTAAACTCCGTGGAACCAGCTTCTTAAACGTAGACGCTGACGCTGCGAACATTATCGGTTACAACATGGCCAACAGCCTCGACAATATCGTTCACGGTATTCTTGTCGCTGGAAGCAACGTGCTGTACGGTGGCGATGCCACAGCTACAGGAGAACTAGCAGCAGGCGATATTATGACCGCTGCTCTTGTCCGTAAAGCTGTTGCTAATGCCCGTGCTGCATCTGCACCTACTTTTGATGGAGGCGTTTACGTTGGATTTATCCACCCTGACGTTTCCTACGATTTACGAAATGCTAGTACGGTAACTGACGTAATCGCACACCAAAACCAGCAAGACGCTGGCGCTATCCGAACAGGTAGCATTGGTGTTTATGGTGGTGTTGACTTCATTGAAACCCCACGTTTGGACATTGGTACAAACGCTGGTGCTTCTAATGTTGACGAGTATGAAACCATTATCTGTGGTAAGCAAGCTATGGCAAAAGCCGTTAGCCGTGCAGCCGGATTTGGTGAAGACCCCAGTGTCGTATTTGGTCCTACAACTGATCTCCTCCGACGTTTCAACCACGTTGGCTGGTATCACCTTGTTGGGTACTCACGATTCCGTGAAGCATCCATCAGAAGGATTGAATCTTCATCCTCAATAGGCGCTAACTAATAGCTCCTAACGATAGTTTGGGAAGGCTAACTTTACTGGGAGGTTGGCCTTCCCTCTATCTTTTAATGTGTTAGTATATTATTATTAACGGTTATGGAAGACGAACAAGTAGATGTGGTTATAACTGCTGAGACGATACAAGCCAGTGTTGTAACTGATAAGGAGAACGCTGATGGCTAGCGGACTTTATGGGATAACGTTCCTAAACGCTTTAAAAAATACTCTTGCGTTAGATTTAGACAGCGACACTATTAAAATAATGTTAGTTACGTCGTCGTATACGCCTGATTTTGGAGCGCACGATTTTAAAGCTGATGTAAGTAATGAAGTTTCTGGAACTAATTATACTGCTGGTGGTAATACGTTAAGTAGTTTGGCTTTAACTCAGACAGGTGGCACTATTAAGTTTGATGCTGCCGATACGTCATGGTCATCTGCGACGATTACAGACGCTAGAGGCGCTGTGATTTATGACGATTCTTTAACTGATGATCCTCTTATTGCGTACATTGATTTTGGTGCTGATTTCTCGTCGAGTAATGGCACGTTTACGATTGCGTTTAATGCTGGTGGTATTTTTACGATTGATTTAACTCCGTAGGAGGGTGAATGGCTGCAACAAATTATCCAAGTAGTTTAGATAGCACAAGTAATCTTCCGAGTAGTATCTCTGAAACTGCTAATCTTAATTCACCTAATCATGCTGATATGCATGAGGTTACCAATACGGCGATTGTTCAAATTGAGGAGAAGGTAGGTACTGGTGATACTACTGCTTCTACTGGCGCTGTTCTTATAGGTACTGGTTCTGGGGCTTCTGCTTGGGATACGTCACCTACGTTTCTTGGCGATGTAACTGTTGGCGTTAATGATACTGGCCATGACGTTAAGTTCTTTGGTGCTTCTGCGGATCATTGGATGCTTTGGGATCAAGCGTATGATGCTTTAGTTCTAACTCAAGATAGCGGTATATATTTTTATGATAGAGGTGGCGAAAGAATTGTAGCTGCTGGTGATGGGCATTTAACTATGGATGCTGGTACTACGTTGGATTTCACAGCACCAACGATTGATTTGAATGCTTCTACAATAGTTACTATAGATGGTGACGTTGACCTTAACGGCGCTTTAGATGTTTCTGGCACTTTAAAAGTTGCTAATGGGTCTGACAGCGCCCCTTCTTTAACGTTTGCTAGTGACCCTGATCTTGGTTTTTTTCGATCAGCAGCAAACAACATGGGTTTTAAAGCTACGTTACCTACAGTTACAAGTTACACAACGTTACGTCGAGGAGAAGACGCTAGTGGCAGGACGTTAGTAATAGGTGCAGATAGTTCGTCAAAACGGTATAAAGAAAATATTGAAAACTTTACCAAATCAGATTGGGAAAATGTTTACAATTTACAAGCTGTAAAGTTTAACTGGAAAGAAGAAATAAACGCACAACGTACACGATCATTTGGTTTAATAGCAGAAGACGTAGCCGAACAAATCCCAGAACTAGGCGTTTACCGTGTTGTCGATAGTGAAGGCGACACACCTGTCGTTGACTCAGTAAACTACGAACAACTATGCGTGTATTTGCTTGAAGTTGTTAAAGATCTAAATAGCCGTTTAGAAACATTGGAAGGATAATAATGGAACTCAGCCCAGTAGAGATACTTCAAGAAGTAGAAAGACAATTTCCGCTACAACTACAAATCTGCGTACAAGCAGTACAAATTAGAAAGTTACAAGAGCCACCAGAAAATGATACCGACGACGAATAGCAGTATAAATACTAAACTTTTACACCCTGAGTTTAAACGCAGGTTAGAAGCGTTTTTTGCAGATGATAGAATCTCTGGCCGTGTCAAGGTGGTATCTGCTGTGCGTACTTATGCACAACAAAAATACTTGTACGACGGATACAAAAGCGGTAGGGCAGGTTTTAACCTAGCAGCTAACCCTGACCGTAAAACAGCGTCAGGCTTTCAGGGTTCGTATCACATGCAGCAACCAGCGTTTGATAACTGGGGTTATGCCGTTGACTTTAGAATTACTGGGCGTGGTATCAGTACTTCTCAAGTAAACGCTATAGCTAAATCTTATGGTATGGTTGCATACGTTAGAGGAGAGTGGTGGCATCATCAGCCTTGCAAGGTAGTTAAGGGCAAGATTCAGTGGTTTGATGCTCCGGCTTTGAAGGGAACGAAAGCTAAGAAGAAAGTTAAGCAAGACCTTAAGGGTATCGGCGCTGCGTTAGCTGAAATAGAAGAT